CATTTGTTTCTTGAACGCTGGGTATCTAGCAGATTTAGTTAATAAAGCATAACTACCAGCACCAAGCACACCAGATAATAAAGTACCTACAGAAATATTAGCCGCTGATTCACCAAGAGTTCTACTTTCTTGCTGTGAATGTAAAGCAGCTTCTTGTAAAGAAATAGTACCAGCACCAACCATTGCAGTTCTAGCACCAGCATTTAAAACATTGTAAGTTGCTTTCCCTGTTTTTCCTACTTTATATGCAGTACCGCCAATAGGAATTAAGTTGATAGGGTCTAGTATCCCTGCCGCAAGATTAGCGGTAACTCCTTTCCAACCGGAGTTAGCTAGATATTCTCTATCAGAACTTTCTTGGTCTATCTGTTCTTTAATAGCATTAAAATGTTCTTCGTTTTCAGCGTCAGCAAATTTAGAACTAATTGATTTTGACAGTTGGTAATCCTCTGGTAGATTATTAAAAGCTTTATCAAAATTAAATTCTGGGTCACGCACCCAATTACCACGGGACTTATTAGAGGCAATAGCTCCTACAATATTTTCGTAACGAAAAGCTCTTTTAGTTGCTTCACCTAAAGTAGTTTCTATTTCTGGTACATTAACCTCTTCTTTAACTAAATCTGGTAAAACTATATCTTTTTGTTCTTTTAAAAAAGGCATACTATTTAGAATATAGGGTTACTTAAAGCTTCATTTATAGCTTTCTCTTCTTCCAAAGATTTAGCTCTATTCTCTTGATTCTTTTTAAGATTAGCGGCTTTTGTTCTTTTTTTCCAGCCGTCATAATCTGGTTTCCAACGAGCTAAATTCTCATCGGCTATTGGTTCTAACACACCTTCTTTATTAAATATTAAAACTTGATAAGATGGGTATTGTCTAAACTCTCTAGCCGTTCTAGCGTCCCATTGGACTATTACATCATCGTCAGCTAAGTCTTTATACTCTGGTAAAGATTTTAAATCTTTCATTAAATCTTTCTTGATTTCTTTAGTAGGCATACCCGGATAAGCTTGCTCAATAGGGTATTTAGTTAATTGCTTAGAATCACCATTTACACCAGTAGTACCCCAAGTACGCTTTAACGCTAACTTAGCCTGCTTTTCAGCTAACTCGGCATCACCATTTGTGTTGAGATACCAAGTTTTGTAAAGACGTTTATAATCATTAATTGCTGCTGCCTCAACACCAAGTTGCTGATTAGGTAAAGAAGCATTGACAGAAAATACACCTTCGTCAAAAGTATCTCTAACAGTATCAATTACTTTGTAAGAATTAATTTTAACACCTGTGCCTTTATCTTCTACCAACTCTTTAAAATCTTCTTCAAGAATTTCTAGCCTACCTTTATTAAGACCACTAGTGATATTAGCTACTTTCTCTACAGCCTGCTCATTAGGTGTACCAGCCTTAACCATTTCATCAATCATTATAGCTTGAGTAATATCTTTATTGTCAAAGTCATCTAAAGCTTGAGGCTTGGTTTCTTGGATACGACCAACCAAATCTGCATAAAATACTTTTTGCTCTACATCATCACCCCTAAATACCCCACGCATTTTACCACGTAAAGTTTCGGGAACCACACCAACAGAATTAACATAATTAGCTATTGTACTTTTCTTCACGGCTGGGTCTTCAATAGCATCTATTTGTGGGGAAAGAACCTTAGTGTAAACTAAATCAACAGCCTTTTTATCGTCAGTATTTTTAGGGTCTATAAAATCGGAGCCATTCATAGCACCATAAACTTTTCTCAAAGATAATGACTCTTTAACTACTTTGTCTTTCTCATCATCTAACTTCTTGAAAAGTGCTACTTTTTTAGCTGGTGTAATAGTTTCGCTTTGTTCAGCTTCTAAAACATCTTCGTATGTAGCCTCACCACGATTTACTCTTATTTCTAAATCAGCGGCTTGTTTTGCTAAATTTAATTCTTGTTCTGCTTTTTGTTGAGCATTGGCTTTAGTCTCAATAGAATCAACCGTAGAATTATAAGCATTTAACTTAGCTACAATATCGTTTTTATCTTCTATAGATAAACCTGCTGGTAACTTCTTAGACTTTTGTAATTCAAGAATAGCATTGGCTCTTTGGTTAGAATCCATTGCTTGAAGCTGATTCTTATAAGCTACTGTAATTAAATTCTTCTGAAAATCTTTTTGGATAACCGCACCTTCTTCTGGTGTAATAAAACCTTGATCTATTCTTGCTTGAAGAATTGATTGGTACTTAGTTATTTTATCCTCATAATGTTGAGCTTCAATTTCAGTAGATGGCGCTGGGTTCTTAAATATGTCATCACCAACTAATTCTTGAGCAGCTTCTAAAGATTTTTGAGAATCATTTTGAACTTTCTTAAAAAACTGATCTTGGGATTTTACTGTTAAAGTAGCGGCTCTTTTATCAAAGCTTTGCTGATAATACGGTTGAACATCTTGAGGCATACTAGACATTTTACCATTACGGTATTCCTCAAGCCTTTTAGTTAATAGTTCTGGGTCATTACCTTGTAGTTTATTCTCGTTGAAAATTCTATTAGTCTGAACAATATCATCGGTTTCAACGTTTGCTAGATATGCGTTTCTTTCAGCCTCTTTAGCTCTTTGAGAAGCCACAGCAATCTTAGCAGTAGCGTTAAAGATACCCTCACCTAAATCAGCTACAGCGTTCATTTGCTCTAAATATTCACCACCCGGAGTAAATCTTATTGGTTGTAATTGAGGTGCAAAGCTACCTCTTGAAGCTGCTTGGATATTACCATCAAAACGAACCACACCACTAGCTGGTAAGTTAGTTGGATTATTTGTTGTTCTTTGTGTAATTCTCGTTTTAGTCATAGCCTCTTACTTCATTGATTGTGAATCAGCATAAGCACTAGCGCCGCTGCTAAGAATTTGAGTAAACCCTCTAACAGTATTAGTTCTCCTAGCCACCTTAGCCGCACTACGAGTAATCGCAGCTTGGTCTTGTATCTGCCTAATATTATTTCTAAAGCCGACTTGCCTAGTGTCAGTAAATACTTGGTTTAATCTTTTAGCTTCGGCTGCTCTTGCTGCATCAGTAGTTTGAATATTGGTAAAGCTACCAGATGTAGTAGCAAGACCACTAGCACCAAACACTGCATTTTGTGCAGACATAATACGGTCAAGCGTTCTTTGTCTATCTAGTTCGTCAACCTCTGCCTGTGTTCGTTCGGCTTGAGCTTGCATCTCTAAAGTTTTAGCTTGCGCATGTGCTTGTTGGCCAGCAATAGTAGCCATACGCTTACCGGTCATATTCTGTTCTCTAACAGTATATGCGGTACCTGCGGCTGCTACTGCGGCTGCTATCAATATTGCTGTTCCTGTTGCTACTGCCATTTCAACCTAATATATTGTTTTAAATTTTCACCACTCATAACGAATCCTAGTTTTTCTAATCTCTTAGCTAAAGTAGGACTATTAATTGTAGTCATTATTAATCTCTTTTCTTCTTTCAATGCCCTTTGACACAAACACTCAAGTAAGAAATCTAACCCTTCGGCGACATCTTCTTTTTGTGCAAACGGATTTGACACCACCCATTCAATAGAAGCTATCAAACTATTAGTAGTATAAAGAAAGCCTGCGCATAATGGCAACCCATCCTTTTCAACTACATAACCAATATCGGAAAGAATCTCTTGAGTTACTCTATCTTTCCAGCGCCAAAATTCCCACCAGCGTTTAAACTCTGTAAAATCTTCTTCGCCTTTATAATCTCTTAATTCTAGTGTCATTTTACCGCTATTGTTAATGCTAATACTTCAAACTCTAATGGGTCGTCTTGTGTGATTTCCACATCAACGTCTCGCTCTACACCTGCAAGATGTACTTTTTTCCAACCCGTAAACAACGCAACTGGCTGGTCTAAAACATTAGAACCAAAATAAGTAAACGCTGGTACATATCTTTTATTATTATACTTAACGACAATATTTCTACTATTATTTAATCTAGCGTTCACCCAAACTAATCTTTTCCAATCACCAGCTAATTGAGAATTATCTAACACAGCTTCAATCGGTAGTGTCTTAACTTGCGCTAAATACTCTAAGCCAGCTTCTAATTCAGATACATCTAATGAGCTAGTTAAAGCTCCACTTGCTACAGCAGCATCTTCAAGAATATAATCATCACCTCTTACATTAACTGTCTCACCATCAAGATGACTTAGCCCTGCCCAAGAAGTAGTTGCGCTACCACTAGTTTTAATCAATGAAGCGTCTAAAAAATGATCGCTATTAAATTTTTCAATATACCTAACTGTAGAACTATTAATTGTTCTTTTAACCGTTACATAAACATCTTGCCCTAAAACAGTTACTTCTTCAAAAGTACCGTTAGTTGTCCATAAAGACCATGCTAAAAGCTCTTGATCCCTAGCGATATTAAGCACGGCCATTGTACCATCGCTATTAACCACATAGAAATAATCAGCCGGACTATCGGATGTGGATTGTCTAACAGCCGAACTAACTGGCGAACTAATGAGGTGAGACGAAAGTATTGAAATATTTTTAGCACCATAGTTTTGTTCTAATTCATTATAAATAAATTCCCTAACTACCTTACCTGCGTTTTCAATAAACACGGTAGCACCACCTACTGGTACTGGTAGTACATTACTTGAACCGTGAGCAGTAGATTTAGTAATCAAAACTTTAGCCGGTGTAATTGGGTTTCCAACTTCGGTCGGTATATAGAACTCACCACCAGTAGTAAAGATTTGTAGATTACGACCAGAAACAATATTACGAATAGCATTAACTCGGTTATCATCAATAGTTACGTCAATCGCATCGTCATCATTGCCTTGATCTACATTAAAATCAAAGAAGTTACTTACTTGAGAACCCCATAATGTTTGTGGTCTTTCACCGGAATTTGCCACCCATAATCTATTTTGGTGGAAAGTTCCGCATGACGGCCAACCTTTTGAACCAGACCAAACAGCCTCGTAGCCAGTTTCGTATTCCCATTGACCAGCCGCAATCGGCCCAACAGATGGGAAGTCAACCTCAATTTGTCCGGTAACAACAGTAGCACTGGTATACCCAGTAATTCTAAGAATACCGCCAGCTTTACCATAAATATATTGACCGACACTACCAGATGAAAACACACTACCACCACCTGCGGTTGCTGTTACGTCTCTACCAGTTGTATTGCTAAGAGTTAATGTCTGTGCTGGCTCACTAACACTTACACCAGAAAAAGCAAACCACGGTATATTATCATAAGTTACAGATGCAGCAGTCCACGAAGTGTGGCTCGTTCTTGTAATCTTAATGGTTTGAACATCTTTGTGGAAAAGTAATAAGGTATCCGCTGATTGTACAAATTTCATTTCTTGTACTTGATCGGCAGTTAAAGAACTAATTGGTGATGAAGTTACAGTAGCCTGTAAAACATCATCTTTATAGACTTTGAACTCACCAGCGGTGAATACGATTAAATATTTTTGGATGTTATTAAACTCAAACTCTATAGATTGTGAAGCGGCATTACCAGTAGTGCTGTCTATATATTCTAATCCGGGTCTACGTGTAACATGTCCTTGAGGATTAACTACAACATTACGTAGCCTAGCAGCACCTTTATAATAAAGTTCTTTATCAATACGCCCCAATAAAACAGGGTCAAGCTCGCCTGCTGTGAAACCTACCTGTACTGTTTTTATGCGAGCCTTTTGTGCCATTAGTATCTAACATTAGTTAAGTTAAACGCTCCTGCCGGTATAGTGCTAGAAGTATTATTTTGTGAGTCTATATTTCTCGCTTTAATCATTTGTGTTTTAGCGAAAGCCCCAAATTTATCTGCTTTGTTTTCATCTTCTAATAACGCAGCCGCAAGCATTGCAGCCATTTCTAATTGCATCAAGCGAGTAAAATACGCAGGGAAATATTGCTCATCTACGTCATATTGTAAGCTCGCATAGACTGGCGTTAAATCAGTATATAATTTGTTCTCGAAAATTTGGTGCTTAGATGTAGGATTCTGTTTACCTACTAAGCGTAAGAAATCTGATGGTAAGGAATAA